TACTGAAAACTTCCTATTCAAAAATTTGTAAAAGATATTACTATGAAATTTAGAAAGTCTACTTTAGCTGAAACGTAAACAAGATGAAAAAATTCCTTAAAGATATTAGTTCCAAGGTCGAGGATCCATTTGTAATAGTTGAATCAATGGGTAAACCCATGACACCTACCTTAATACCTGGTCATCTCTATGCCTTAGGTATAGATCCAGGGTTTCAAGTTACTCCAGATCTAATTCCACTTAATATTCAAGAATACAAAGAAAACATAGGAAAAAAGATTAATATCACCAAGAAACCTTATTACGACACAATGCCGATTGGAATCGCATTAAGAACAAATAATGAAAATTATCAGTCTATTCTAAACTTTAAATTAATGGCTCCTCAATATAGAAGACTTATCTTAGATTCTATTTACAATTTAATGGAGATTCAAAATGAATTTATCAGTCCATATGTAAAGGAAGATCTAAGCAAAGTAGAGGTTCCCATTGAAAAGAGAATTACAAATCAATCATATTTAGAACCCTTCTTTGCAATGACTGAATCTTTTGTTAAAAGGGTGGTAGGAGCTGATGTTGGCTTCGCAGTTAAAAACTATGAGATAAATAGTATAAAGAAGGTTAGATTTCTCGATTGGAATTCTCTACCTAAGGTTTATAACATGTCTATAAGTGACGTTGGAATGGTATTTAATCCACAAGTAGGTGGTCTCACTGCAATGTTCAGCATGTTTGAATCTAAATTCTTTTAAAATATAAATAAAACTATACACAATAATGGCAGGATTTCTAGAAAATACAGTAAATAGATTAAGTAGCAGATTATCTGCATTAAGTAGATTCAATGTTAGACATGAAGATCTTCTACTTAAAAATTCTCAAGCTATTGGTTTTATTGAAAGCCAATTAATGGCAAGAAGTAATGAACAATATGGGCAAAACGAGATGATGAGAATGTCAATGGCTATCTCAGATACAACATCTCAGTTAAGAACCAAAGCCGTTGCTTTCTTTCAATTAGATTATGCAGTTAAAAGAGAAAGATTAAGAGATATTGCAGCTAATGGAGAGATTGAATTTGTTCTAGAAACAATTACAGATGATGTGATAGTATATGATGAGGAAAATATGTTTTGTTTTCCTACAGATCTCACAGGTAAGATGATGTATAAAGGAAATTCAAAAGAACAGAGACTTAAGTATCAAGATAATGTAATTAAAAAATACAATGAGAATTTTCATAAGGTATATAATTCATGGGGATTTCAAGAAGGAATATCAGCATGGCAATATGTATACCAATATCTGGTTGAAGGTCACCTAGCGTTTGAGATCATTTACGATAATCCTCAAAAACCTAGTGAAATAATAGGTTATAAAGAATTGGACCCAACTAGCATAGTTCCTCAGTTATCGAAAGATCAAAAGGGAAAATTATTCTTACAATGGACTCAGTATACTCCTAATAGTACTCAAACTAGAACCTTAACTGATTCTCAAGTAATATATCTTTCTTATTCAAATCATTTTAGAACCAAGAGAGTTAGTTTTGTTGAAAGATTAATTAGATCATTCAACTTATTGAGAATTATTGAGCAGAGTAAAGTTATTTGGCACGTTATGAATGCGCCAATTAGATTAACTACAACCGTTCCAGTAGGATCCAAGTCAATACAGAAAGCACAGGAAGACGTTAGGGAGTTCTTAAATATTCTTAAAGAAGATATTAACTTTGATAATGAATCAGGTGAAATAAATGTAAATGGACAACCTAACATCTTGTTCTATAAGAATTATGTTTTACCGGTAAATGACAGAAACGAACAGGTTAAAATAGAACCTTTACAATATCCTGGTCCAAACCTTTCGGGTTCTGAATTATTGAATCACTTCTTAAAGAAACTTAAAATGGATTCTAAGATTCCTTATTCACGTTGGGAAGGTCAATCTGGAATGGGAGCATTTACGCTTAATGCAGAGGGAATCACAAGAGAAGAGATACGATATAATAAATTTGTCAATAGAATCAGAACAACTATTCAGGAATTGATTACCAAACCGCTCTGGTTACAAATGGAACTGGACATGCCTGAAATCAAAGGAGATCATAAATTTAGAAACGCTATTGGTATTCAATTCAATAATGATAATTTATTTGAAGAGATGAAAGAAAGAGATGTTGCTAATAAACGACTCGCTAGTTTCACTGCAATGAAAGGAGTAATGAATGATGATGGTACTCCATATTTCTCAACTGAGTACCTAATTAGAAAGGAACTTAGATTACCTGATGATGAGATAGAAAAGAACAAAAATTACAAGATTCAAGAAGCTGAGGATGCCCAAGAAGCTGAAGCATCACAAGCAGCAGCAGCTGGTGAAGCAGGAGCAGTACCAGCCGCCGAAGGTGGAGCCGCTGCCGCTCAACCTGAGGGAGCAGCTGAAGAAGGAGGATCTGAAACTATTGAAGGAGGAGAAACAAAAGGAGAAGGCCAATTATAAAATGAAAGCACCGGGAATAATATCAGGTAAAACATTTAAGGGAAATAATCCCGATAGAAGAGACGTTGAATATGGGCCCAATACTCACAAATTACCTAAGCATCCAGTAGATAAACTTTTAGATAAAACAAGTGGTGAAGCAGAGAAATGGTTTGAACCCAACGGTCAAGTTATAATTCCACCTGAAAAAATTCAATATTTAAAATCTTAATTACCTAATCTGGTAAAGATATTTTCTAGAAATTCTTTATCTGGGTTTTTGTTACTTATACAAATATCTCCAAGTTTACTGCTTAGACATGTAACACCTTCCACTTCTTTTAGGTTTTTCCATATGTTGTTTACAAAAGTATTATGTCTACGGCCCCTACCTGAATACAAGTGACCTGCCCAATCAACAACGCTTCTATAAATCTTTAAACCTAACCCCATGTTTTGTAATGGTTTAGCTAGATTTATATGCATTTGATAAATAGAATCCCCTATTAATTGAATGTCTACTATTATACCAGAATTTACCTTTTGATTAAATGGTTTAGTGGCTTCTAACCAAATAATATTATTACCATCGTTACCTGCTTCTTTCCAGTCTAGAGAACTCCAATCTAAATTTTTAACTTGATTAACCTCATCCGGTGTTAACTTAATGTTGTTAGGTAGCCTCATTTCAGGGAATATGTTATCTGCTTCCCATAACTGGTATGTTTTTACATATGTTTTCATATTGGTTGATCTGGAAACCATGAATCTTCCCAACTGTCCTCTATTTCTACTGTTGTTGATTCATTATCTTTCATGGCTACCCGTAAAATACTTTAAATGGACTGTCTCCGTTTATATTAATATCTAATACAAACACATCCCTATCTTTATCATCTGTAAACTTAGAAGGAGTTATTTCTATATTCTTTAATTTGGATGCAGATACGTATCTCTCTACCTGTGAACTAGCTTGACTGGAAAGTCCAAAAGGATCGGTATCAAAATCAAATAGGTATTTGTTTACGTCTAATCCAAATTCCGGTTCCCCTAAAACTTCTCCTTTTTCGGTAAATAGGGTCATCTTAATTTGAGAAATTGCTTCTTCAGTTTCATCAGACACTTGAAGAATTCCATTTTTATATTTAGGATCCCCATCTGATCTCATGTAAAAATCTTTTAAAGTTGACATATTCTTATTTTGTTTTTATTGTCTATATAGATAAATCCAATCTGTAGTGTTTTCTGTTTTCATCATGTCTTCAACTGCTTTCATTTCTGCTTCAGCTGTTGTTGTGATAGATTCATAACTAATCGAAACATTACCCGGAAGTGTGTATTTAAAAGTCTGTAACATGTGAGCTAATCTTACCTTACATTTAGCTCGAATCCATCTTTGAAAGACTTCGTCTTCGTATAACTTGTCTTTTTCCAATGTTTTGTAGAATCTAATTATAACATCGGTCTGCGGAGTTCTACCTGTTATGGTTAACAATTTAGTATTTCTATTGTAGTCATATGCTAGGGTATCCAGGACAAGCCCACGGGTTAAATCTAGGAAACTAAATATAACTGTTCTATACATTATACTTTCTCCAATAAAAGGTGTTAGAAACACTTCTGAACCTATAAATTTAGATTCAGAGAAATCTCTGTCTATTGTTCCGAATATAGAACCTCCAGTCGGTGTTTTAACTTGAGTTACAAATTGAACACAATCTGGTAATTTTATTTGTCTTATTTGTTTAAACTGTTTTGTATTAAATACTTTGTTTGGAATTGCTAGATATCTAGGTTCCACTGCGTGTCTCCAATTATCCCAAAAATATCTAGTAGCTATCTCAAGCTGCCTCTTTATTTCTTTATCAGGAAGAGAATAAGGAAGCATTCCAGAAAAGGTAATTTCCTCGTTAATATCCTTTATTAATTCTTGCTCAGTCATTTAAATTATTTATTTTAAAAAATTTATTGATTTGATCCGGGTCCTTTACCCGAATAGTCATCGCTGAATCTAACACTTGATCTGTCTATCTCTATAGTGCCATCTCCTTTTTTCATTTTAGCAAGGGCTCTCTGATTTTTCTTATCAGATAGTTCATCTCTTTTACCCGCTCTCTCAGCTGATTTCTGATGAATATTTTGTAAACACCTTTGTTTAATATTCTTTTTCCAATCGCTATGAAAAATAAGATTCAGAGCCCTAGATATATCAACCTCTTCAATATCTCCTGTGTTGTTATATGGATCCCTTGCCATTTTCTCATTAGCCAATTCTTGAGCAATGGCCATGATATTGGTATATAGATTTGAAATCGCTCCATTTACCATACCTGTATAGTTAGTATTATACACGACATTATCCTTTTCCTCGTTTAGAAATTGATCTATCTTTTTTATGTGTTTCTTATTATACATTTTGCTCAGCTTCTTGATCCTCGATCTGTCTAATTTTTTCTATTTCAATATCTAATTTAGCAATCTCTGTTTCAATACTAGTTTTTTGAGAATCTTCTTCAGTTTGTTTTAGCTTGTCTTGTAAAGCCTTTTTCTGGTCCAGTAATTGGATTTCTTTAGTATTTGATTCAATAGACTCCGCTAAGAATCCTTTAAAATTTTTAATGTAGGTTTTCATATATTATAATTTTTTTAGTTGCTCTGGCATCTCTATTACATAGCTTAAAACTTTCTTTATATCGGCCGCCTTTGATCTAATTCCCTGTATAGATTTCACATCTCCTCCCTTTTTAGATATTTCTCTTTTAAGCGCAACGTGTTCTTTTCCAGGTATGCTCATTGATAAGTCTATTAAATATTTAAATACTCCATAGTTTTCAATTTCAGTTAATTCATAAAGTATTTCATCGCTAGGTAAACTTGAGCTTCCTTCGTTTTCAAAGTATTGTTCATCAAAACCCTCATACTCTGTTTCTAATTTCTTACTAGCTCTCATTGCTTCTTCTAACAGGTGATTATAGCAATCTGCTCCAATGGGTCCATATTCGTTGAATACTTTTCTTATTATAGTTTTGTCATCCATGAACATTTCTATTATGTCATCTATTGCTGGTATTTTTCCAAGGTCACTTACGCCTAGTACACTCGATAACCCTGACGGTCCTGATATATATGTTTCATATACTCCAGATTCTCCACCACTAGGGGGCGTCCAGTAGTCTCCCATGTCACCTGGTTCAGGAGATTCTATTACCTCTACTGATACATCTATTCCAATATTATTAAGCTTATCATTTAATGCTCCATCGTCACCGTCTTCTAAATTTAATTCTCCGCTTTCGACAGCTCTAACCATTTGTTCAGCAACTTTACTATAATTTGTTTTTTCCATAAAAGAATACAAATCATCTGATAGGGAAACTATCATTTCAATTTTATCATCCATTTGAGAATCCAATGAATCATTGACATCTGATATTCTTTCTCCTGGATCTTGTCCAAATCTTCCATATCCAGATCCTCCGAATCCACCCGAAAGATATGGTGAATTATTCCAATGCATAGGTATTCTACCCGTTCCTCCTACCCAAGTATTAATAGATAGAGGCTGTGGAAGATTGGGGTTTTTAACAAACATATCTTCTGGTGGGTACTCTATTGTAATTGCCCCAAAATGTTCCTTAATATATTCTGAATAACTTTTTATCATACTTATTAAAAATCTAAGTTGTCCATCCAAGAATCTTTGTTCATCATTGAATCAAAATCATCTCCGCTTCTAGATTGAATATCATCCCATGTAGGCATGTCCTGTTCCATATCGTTCATCATATGAGCTTTTAGAATTGATTCTATTGCTTCGTACTCAGAATCCAATCCCATTTCCTTAAGTTTATCCAATAGCTGATCAACAGTCATAGCTAATAGTTCTTGAGGCCATTCTGCATCATGATGTTCAAATATTTGATTCCAATTTTTCATTATGATTACGTTTATTTTATTTATTTATTTGAATATTTTTAGTATAATATAACAAACCTATCTACATATTATGAAAACACGGGAATAACGCCACGTTGAAAAAACAATGAAAAAGATGCTTAAAAGATTTCCACCTGATGGAAAGGAACATAAGGTGCTTCTACATGAATTACATCAAGACGGTATGATAAATAAAAATCTAGCCAATATGATTGCCTTTATAATAGAAAACAGAGATACTAAATACTCGGTTGATAAAAAAGGAACTTTAAAAATATTAATCAATGAAGAAGTCTAAAACATATCAAGAAAAGATACTTAAAGATAAATTAAAAAAAGAAGCTGTTAATAAGCTTCTTCAAATAAAACAAAATATTGAGGAAGAAAATCCATGTGCATATGGAGCTAGCTTTGAGCAGAACTTGTCTATAATATTAGAAGACTTAGATGATATATTGTTAAACTGGGAAAGCTAAAACGACCGAAGTCGCTCAATTGAACGACTTCTCTAACTCCTTTAAC